AGAACTCGATGTAAAGCTAGTGACACAACATTAAAATAGTTAATCGTTTCAGGGGAATCAATTGTCTAAATCTATAACACAGCTGGCAAGCCGGATTGAACTCTGGCCCGTCGACCGGCTGCAGCCTTACGCCAAGAACGCACGAACCCACAGCGACGAACAGGTAGCCCAGATCGCGGCATCGATGCGCGAGTTTGGTTTCACAAATCCGATCCTGGTTGACAGCGCCGATGGCATCATCGCCGGTCACGGTCGCCTGCAAGCAGCGCGAACGATTGGACTGGAGCAGGTTCCAGTCATCGTTCTGGACCATCTGACCGACGCACAGCGCCGCGCCTATATCCTGGCCGACAACAAGCTGGCGCTGAACGCGGGCTGGGATGACGCGATGCTGGCGGAAGAACTGCGGCGACTGGACGGCGAGGGTTTCAATGTTGCGCTGACAGGGTTTTCCGACGAGGAACTTGAGGGTCTGTTGGTTGAACCCGAAGAGGCCAGCTCTGCTTTGACCGATCCTGACGAGGTTCCTGAGATCCAGCCAGACACAGTTACCAAGCTGGGCGACGTTTGGCTGCTGGGCAAGCATCGGGTCATGTGCGGCAGTTCGACGAACCTGGACAACGTCGACCACTTGCTGTTGGGCAAGAAAGCCCACATGGTTTTCACCGATCCGCCGTACCTGATGAACTTCACCGGCGCTATCAATCACGAAGGTAAGAAAAGTTCATCTGGCGCAAAGCACGCAGCAATCGCCAATGACAACCTGTCCGAAGAAGAAGGCCAGCAGTTTCTGCGAGACGTTGCAACTGCGATCAAGATGTATTGCGACGGCGCATGGTACGTTTGCTTCTATCGTCTGGGAATTGACTGGGTGATGAACGCTATGACCGACGTCGGACTTAAGTGGCGCAACCTTATTATCTGGAAAAAAAACAACCTGAACCTTTCGAACAGCGATTACAAATCAATCTACGAGCCTATTATTTACGGATGGTCTAGCGACTATGAGCCTGTGCTGTACGGATGGAATCACAAACATGAATTTCACGGAAGCAAGGGCGCAACCGACATTGTAGAAATTGTCGTTCCAAGCATCTGGGAGATTGAGAAGACAAAAAAGAATGACCTGCATCCGACAATGAAGCCTGTTGCTTTATGCGAGGCGGCAATCCTGAACAGCAGCAAGACCGGTCAGACCGTGCTGGACTTGTTTGGCGGGTCGGGTTCGACGTTGATCGCTGCCGAGCGAAATCAGCGCGTGGCAAGGTTGATGGAACTTGAGCCGAAGTACGTGGACGTCATCGTTCGCCGATGGCAGGAGTTCACCGGCAAGGCGGCAACACTTGAAAGCGACGGGCGCACATTTGCTGACGTTGAGTCAGGCATTGCAAAAGCGGCGTAAGTGATGGCTGAACTAATAAGCCTGTCCGCTTATGGCAGGCAGCGCGGCGTCAGCGCTGTTGCGGTAAAGCGTGCGATTGATAGTGGCAGGCTGCGTGCCAGTGTGTCGCGTGACGCAAAGGGTAATCCGAAGATCGACCCAGAAATTGCAGATAGCGAATGGGCTGCAAACACTGACACGAATCGGGGATGGCACGCGCAGGAGCGCAGCAAACAAAATGCCGAAACTGAACTCAAGGTCAGCGGCACGCTTAACCAGTCACGGGCGGTCAAGGAAGCTTACTTGGCGCGGCTGGCAAAGCTGGACTTTGAGGAACGGTCTGGACTTCTGGTTCGCGCTGACGAGGTAAAAGACCAAGCATTCAAGACAGCGCGAATTGTAAGAGACGGCATGATGAACATTCCTGATCGGATCGCAGCTGAAATTGCGGCGTGCAGCGACCAGTTCGAAGTGCATCGTCGGCTATCCGAAGAAATACGCAAGGCGCTAGACTCAGCGTTCACCAATGCAAACTAAACGCTGGTCGCTAATCGAAGCGGCAACGAACGTCACGGTCGGTTATGGCGTGGCACTGGCGACGCAGCTAGCCGTGTTCCCGCTGTTCGGCATTTACATTCCGCTGTCCGCTGACCTGGCTATCGGCGGCATTTTCCTGGTCGTGTCGCTGGTGCGTTCGTACCTGCTGCGGCGTTTGTTCAACCGCATCAAATGAACCTGATCTACCTTAACGCTTTCCGCGCTGGACTGACGCCAGACGCCGACCTGACCGTAAGCGAATGGGCCGACCAGCACCGGATGCTATCGCAGAAGGCGGCGTCCGAACCCGGCCCCTGGCGCACTGACCGCACACCGTACCTGCGGGACATCATGGACTGCCTGTCGCCATCGTCGCCGGTCGAGACTGTCGTGTTTATGGCGGGAGCGCAGGTCGGAAAAACCGAGTCCGGCAATAACTGGCTGGGGTTCGTGATCCATCACGCGCCGGGGCCGATGATGATGGTCCAGCCGACAGTGGACACGGCGAAGCGGCTATCGAAGCAGCGCCTTGCGCCAATGATCGAAGAAACGCCAGTCCTGCGCGACCGGATCGCGGACAACCGCGCACGGGACGGCGGCAACACGATGCTGGTCAAGGAATTCCAGGGCGGCGTCCTGGTCGTGACCGGCGCGAACAGCGCGGTCGGCCTGCGGTCTATGCCGGTCCGGTATCTGTTTCTTGATGAGGTGGACGCATTCCCGCACGACGTTGACGGCGAGGGCGACCCGATCCAGCTGGCGATCCGCCGGACAACGACGTTCAGCAGGCGAAAGGTTTATCTGTCATCGACGCCGACGATCAAAGACACCAGCCGGATCGAGCGCGAATACCTGAACAGCGATCAGCGCCGGTTCTATGTCCCCTGCCCGCACTGCGACCATTTCCAGCACTTGCGCTGGGCGCAGATGAAATGGACGGACGCTGACCCGACAACGGCGGCTTACGCCTGCGAGGACTGCGGCACGCTGATCGAAGAACGCTACAAGTCCGATATGTTGCGCCGGGGCGAATGGCGTGCGACGGCGGAAGGCACCGGCAAGGTCGCCGGGTTTCATCTGTCGAGCCTGTATTCGCCGCTGGGCTGGAAGTCCTGGTCATCGATTGTGGACGATTTTCTGCAGGCAAAGAACGACCCGCCTGCGCTGAAAACCTGGGTCAACACGGTTCTGGGCGAAACCTGGGAGGAAGAATATTCCACCAGAATAGGCGCGTCGGCAATCGCTGAACGGGCGGAAGTCTACGACCTGCTGACGATACCGGATGGCGGCTTGCTGCTGACCGCTGGCGTCGACGTTCAGGACAATCGCCTGGCGATCAAGGTCAAGGCATGGGGACCAAACGAGGAAAGCTGGCTGGTCAACTGGACGGAAATCTATGGCGACCCGTCCAGGCCGGAACTGTGGAAGCAGCTGGACAGCGTCCTGTTCGAAACAGACTACACGCATGAGAACGGAACGCCGATGCCGGTCAGGGCTGTCGCCATCGACTCCGGCGGTCACTTCACGCACGAAGTTTATGCCTACGTTCGGACCCGGCGCGACCGCCATGTGATTGCGGTCAAGGGTATGAGCCAGCCAGGCAAGGCGATCATCACAAAGCCGAGCCGCCAGGACATCAACTTCAAAAACCAGACGATCAAGAAAGGCGTCGAGTTATGGGGCGTCGGCACTGACACGGCGAAGGCTGTAATCTATGGGCGGCTGAAGAACACCGACACGGCTGGCGCTGGCGTGCTGCATTTCCCGATGGGCTTGCCAAATGAATACTATGAGCAGCTGACCGCAGAGAAACAGATCACCAGGTATTCGAATGGTTTTCCCAGACGAATATGGATTAAGAAAGAAGGCGCGAGAAACGAGGCGCTGGACTGCGAGGTCTATTCGCTTGCGGCTTTGCAGTATTTTTATACAAGGGTCAATCGTGCTACACTATGGCAAACCCTTGAACGCAAAATCGCGTCTGCAGATAAGCAGGCGACAGCACCGCAGCCGGTCGACAAGCCGGTCGAAACGATTGTGCCGCGCAAGACAGCTGTCCAACCGCGCCGCGTCGGCGGATTTGTGAAAGCATTTAGATGACAGTTCCGAACAGAGAACCGCAAAGCTTCACCGCTGGCGACACCGTCAAATGGACGAAGTCCCTGCCCGACCATCCTGCGTCGGATGGCTGGACGCTGACCTATTACGCGATCCAGCAGAACCACAAGTTTTCAGTCGTGGCAACTGCCAGCGGCAGCGACTACGCGATTACGATCCCGGCAACCACTTCGGATGACTTCGTTGTCGGTCACTATTTCTGGGAAGCGCAAGTTACAAAGGCTGGCGAACGCTTCACCATCGAGCGCGGCACGTTTGATGTCCTGACGAATATTGCAACGCAGAACAACTGGGACGGACGTTCGCACGCGCGTAAGACACTGGATGCCATCGAAGCCGTCATCGAAGGCAGGGCGTCGACGGATCAGCAGGAATACAGCATTGGAAACCGCAGCCTGAAGAAAACGCCAATAGCCGACCTGATCGTGCTGGCGGACAAGTATCGGGCGATGGTGAATGCCGAAGAAAATGCCGAAGCGATAGCACAGGGCCGAGGCGCTAAGAACCGCATTTTAGTGAGATTTTAATGGCGAAATGGATCGATAATCTTGCGGGGCGGCTAGGCTATCAGCGATCAAAACCGCAGCGCCGGAATTTCCAAGCGGCATCAATCGGTCGCCTGACGGCAAACTGGAACGCATCGCAGACCAGCGTCAATCAAGACCTGAAAATGCAGCTGAACCTGATGCGTGCGAGATCGCGCGACCTGGTTCTGAACAACGACTACGGCAAGAAATTCATTCAGATGGTCGGCACTCATGTGGTCGGACCCAGCGGCTTTACGCTGCAGGTCCGCGTAACTGAGCCTGACGGCAGACCGGACAACTTGGCGAACGAAGCAATCGAAAGAGCGTTTGCGGTCTGGTCGCGTCGTGGCGTCTGCGATGTGACCGGCAAGATGTCATTTTTAGATATCCAGGCGCTGATCACAAAGATGGTCGCACGCGATGGCGAATGCCTGATCCGCAAGGTCTACGGCAGAGCCAGCGAGAACCCGCACGGGTTTGGCCTGCAAATGCTGTCGATTGACCGGCTGGATGTGAACCGCAACGAAGTCCTGAAGGACGGGCGTGAAATCCGTATGGGCGTCGAGATGACCCGGTTCGGGCGTCCACTGGCCTATCATGTCCTGGTCAAGAACCCGGCTGACGGCGTATATACGTTGAACAATGGCCTGATGTATGAACGCATTCCGGCTGACGAAATCTATCATCTGTTCGTGCCGTATGAGACAGAACAGATTCGCGGCGTGCCGTGGATGCACACGGCGATTTTGCGCCTGCAGAACCTGGGCGGATTCGAGGAAGCGGCAGTCATTGCTGCGCGGGTCGGCGCGTCGAAGATGGGTTTCTTTACCAGCGAAGACGGCGACGGCACTGCGCTGGCTGACGGGCAGGACGCAAACGGCAACCTGATCAAGGAAGCCGATCCCGGCATCTTCGACGTTCTGCCGCCTGGTTACGACTTCAAGTCATTCAGTCCCGATTACCCGACGGCGAACTATGAGCCGTTCATCAAGTCCTGCCTGCGCGGTATCGCGTCCGGTCTGGGCGTGGCCTACAATACACTGGCGAACGATCTGGAAGGCGTGAACTTTTCCAGCATCCGAACTGGCGTGCTGGAAGAACGCGACAACTGGATGGTCATTCAAAACTGGATGATCGAGTCGTTTCTGCAGGATGTGTTTGAGCAATGGCTGCGTCAGGCAATGCTGAACAGCGCGATCACGATGCCGAACGGTTCGGCGCTGCCGATTACGAAACTGGAAAAATTCAATCGCGGTCACTGGCAAGGCCGGCGCTGGTCATGGGTCGATCCGCTGAAGGACGCCGAAGCGGCTGTCCTGCTGATCAACAACAGCCTGAAGTCACGCCGCGAAGTCATGTCGGAAGCTGGTCGAGAGCTTGACGATGTGTGGACGCAGCTGGCGGCTGAAAAGAAATTAGCGGAAGAAATGGACATCGATCTGCCAAGCGGTGACGAATCCGGCGCTTCCGGTAACGAGGATGATGACGCAGACAACTTGCCGGCTGCTGTACAATAAAGCTATTATTACGCAAAGCGTTTTCAGGAACTTATATGACTGAAAAGATTAAGGCGGGTAAGCTATACCGCGAAATGAATTTTGACCGCGCGGCGGTCAACTCCGAAGCGCGAACCGTGGACCTGGCGTTCAGCAGTGAACAGCCAGTCGACCGCTGGTTCGGATCGGAGGTACTGGATCACAGCACATCGAGCATTCGCCTTGGCCGGCTGATGAACGGTGGCCCGCTGTTGATGGACCATGACGGACGCGATCAGGTGGGCGTCGTGGAATCTGTTGAAATCGGCGCTGACCGGATAGGTCGAGCGAAGGTACGTTTCGGGAGAAGCGCACGGGCCGAGGAAGTTTATCAAGATGTGCTGGACGGTATTCGGTCGAAAATTTCGGTCGGTTACATGGTCCATAAAATGCAATTAGACGGCAAGTCTGGCGACGATGAAATTTATCGCGCGACCGACTGGGAGCCGTTGGAAGTCAGCATCGTTTCCGTACCTGCAGACGCATCGGTCGGTATTGGCCGTGCAGCAGATGGTGACGAATACGAAATCGAAATTATCCGACCAGTGGTCGAAGAAAGGCAAAAAATGGAAAACGTAGAAGCCGTGGTCGCAGCGCCTGCTGCGCCTGTGATCGATACCCGCGCCATCGAAACCGATGTGCGTTCGAAGGAAATGAAGCGCATCAACGACCTGGAAGCACTGGGCAACCAGTTCGCCAAGCAGGGCGGCACTGAACTGGCACGCGCTGCGATCCAGTCCGGCAAGTCTGTCGGCGATCTGCAGGCACAGATTCTTGAGCGCGTCGGCACGAAGCTGACTGAAACCAGCGGCGACGTTGGCCTGTCGGAAAAGGAAGTGCGTCAGTTCTCATTTGTCCGCGCCATTCACGCGCTGTCGAATCCGACTGACAAGGCTGCACAGACTGCAGCTGCTTTCGAGCGTGAAGTGTCCGAAGCCGCTGCACAGCGTGCCGGCAAAACCGCACAGGGTTTGATGGTTCCGTCCGAAGTGCTGCGCCGTGACCTGAACGTCACGACGGCAACTGCTGGCGGCAACCTGGTCGCAACTGACCTGCTGTCCGGTTCGTTCATCGAACTGCTGCGCAATCGCTCTGTGGCAATTCGCGCAGGCGCAACCAGCATGAACGGTCTGGTCGGCAACATCGCAATCCCCAAGCAGACTGGCGCAGCAACCGCATACTGGGTCGCTGAGTCCGGCGCACCGACTGAGTCACAGCAGACCATCGGCCAGGTGACAATGTCGCCCAAGACCGTCGGCGCTTATACCGACTTCAGCCGTCGCCTGATGCTTCAGTCGAGCATCGACGTTGAAAACATGGTCCGCAACGACTTGGCGCTGGTTATCGCTTTGGCGATTGACGCAGCTGCGTTCTACGGCACTGCTGCTGACAATCAGCCGCGCGGCCTGAAGAACCAGTCCGGCATCAACACTGTTGACCCTGCTGCTGCAACTCCGACATTCGCTGAAGTCGTGGCGATGGAATCGGCTGTTGCTGCTGACAACGCCGACATCGGTAACATGGCCTACGTCGTGAACGCTGCAATGCGCGGCGCTTTGAAGTCGGCTGTCAAGTTCGGCACTGGCACATCGGACACCATCTGGGAGCCAGGCAACACCGTCAACGGTTATCGCACCGAAGTGTCGAACCAGATCGCCGCAAACGATCTGTTCTTTGGCAACTTCGCCGACCTGATGATCGGTTTCTGGTCTGGTCTGGACTTGATGGTCGATCCGTACAGCAACAGCACCAGCGGCACGGTTCGCGTTGTGGCACTGCAGGATGTGGATATCGCGGTTCGTAACGCTGTATCGTTCTGCTACGCCAACACTGCACTGACCTAAGTAAGGAAGGGGGCGGCTTAACAGCCGTCCCCAACTCACATGAAAATCAAGATTTTGAAGTCAACTGTCGCAGATGATCGGTTCGTGAAGGCTGGTTCCATTGAGGAAATCAGCGACCGCGATGCGATGCTGCTGATTCGTATGGGCAAGGCTATCGCTGTGGACGCGCTGCCGCCTGCGCCGACGATCATGACAACTGAAAATGTCAGCGGCGCAATCGCCGAAGACAAGCCGCGACGCGGCAGACCGGCAAGGTTTGGTAATGCCGGTAAATGAAGACCTTGACGAGTTCCTGGCTGACTTTGGCGTTTCAGTCACGTTCGGAGCCAGCACGGCAAAGGGAATACTGGATATGCCGACGGAGATTATTGCCGGCGGCATGGTACTGAATACGGATTACCAGCTGACGTTCAAAACGTCCGCACTGGCCGGCCTGGGATACCAGTCGGCAATTACGGTCGACGGCGGCAGCTACATTGTGCGCGAAGTCCGTGCATTGGATGACGGAAAGATGTCCGTCGCATTTATGAGCAAGGTCTGATGCCAACACGGCGCGAACAGATACTGTCACGCATCACGACGATACTAGCGGCAACCGCAGGCGTGTCTGGCCGGGTATATCGCAGCCGTGTCGAGCCGATCATTCGCGGCCAGTCGCCGGCAATTGTGGTCGAGCCTGTGAGTGACCAGGCTGAACAGACAACGCTGGCGACGCTGAACTGGTCGCTGGTCGTGCGTGTGACCGTGTTCACACGCGGCGCTGTGCCTGACCAGCTGGCTGACCCTGTGGTCGCATCGGTCTATGATTTGATCATGCAGGACACGACGCTGAACGGATATGCCATTGATGTGCTGCCAATTGGCACGCAGTTTGAAATGATTGAAGCAGATCAGGCTGCAGGCGTTGTCGCCTGCGACTTCAGTGTTCGTTACAGAACCCCGTTAAACACTCTCACAGTGGTGTAGAATATGGACAATCACGAAGGCGCTGGCGGCAGTTATGTAGTCGATCCAAAGACCGGCATTAGAACGCTGGTCGAGCGCACAAAGGACGCAGCGGATAAGGCGGTATCGGAGCCAAAGCCAAAGCCTGAACCTAAGAAACCCGTTAAATTCGAGGAATAATCATGCCGCTACTTTATCGCCGCAGAACGATCCTGGCTAAGATCGAAACCGTTTACGGTACTGACCCAACACCGACCGGATCGGCTAATGCGATCCTGGTTCGAAACATGAGCGTGACGCCGCTGGCTGCAGAGACTGCCAGCCGCGACCTGATCCGTCCCTATTACGGCAATTCGCCAGAACTGATCGCGTCCAAGAACGTCGCCATTGAGTTCGAGGTCGAGATGGCCGGTTCCGGCACAGCCGGTACAGCGCCGAAGTACGGTCCGCTGCTGCGTGCCTGCGGCCTGTCTGAAACTGTCAGTGCCGGCGTGTCGACAATTTATGAGCCGGTTTCGAGCGCATTCGAGTCTGTGACGCTGTATCACAACGTTGACGGCGTTCTGCACAAGATCACTGGCGCACGCGGCAATGTCGAGTTCACAGTCAACGCACGCGCAATCCCGATCATGAAATTTAGCATGACCGGCATCTACAACGCGCCTGCCGACGCAGCACTGCCGACGGTTGATTACGCCGGATTCATTTCGCCGGAAGCCGCCAACAATTCAAACACGACTGGTTTTAGCCTGTTCAGTTATGCTGGCGTTTTGGAGTCGCTGTCGCTGTCTTTGGGCAACGCCGTGACATTCCGCAGCCTGATCGGTTCTGAGTCTGTGCTGATCACCGACCGCAAGGTCGCCGGCACTGCCGTGTTTGAAGCGCCGACGATTACAGCGAAGGACTTTTTCGCCGCAGCCATTGGCAACACGCTGGGCGCACTGGCTATCACGCAGGGTACGGTAGCCGGCAACAGGTTCGCCATTTCGAGCAGTTCGATTGATCTTGGCACGCCGTCCTACTCTGACAGCGACGGCATCACGATGATCAACGTTCCATTCGTTGCGGTTCCATCTGGCAACGGTAACAACGAAATCACGTTCACCGTGACATAGTGCGCAGGTAATGCAGCAAACAGCGCCCTTCTTGATGCGGCGTTGTCACATTCTAAAAAGGGGATTTAATGTTTAAAATTGCACACTCAGCTGAATACACCTGGCCGGTTACTGTTGAAATTCCTACCGATGGCGGTCGTTCCGAAAAGTCTACGTTCGACGCCAAGTTCAAGCGGCTGACGCAGACGCGGATTGACGAGATTCGCAAGGGCATTTCAAATGCCGAAATCAACGACG